GATATCCTGTAGCTGAAGCAGTCTCTAGTCCAGACTCGGAATACATTGGGTTTATATAATTGACCCATTCCTGAAACATTGTAAGACTTCTGTAGTCTCCTGTCAAATAATAAGTGACCGCAATATCATTAAATGTTCTTTGTGCTGCAAATTTCTCTACTATACCTTGTCTACTCCCAGTCTCCGAAGTAGTTGCAAAAGTTGCTCCAGGCAATATTGCTTCAGTTGCCATTAAGGAAAATCTTTCTTGACCTAAACTATCTTTCTTATACACACCACAATCTTGTAACCACTTCTCTAAAGTGCCAGCTGAATTAGTAGGTGCTAAATCTAGTCTTACTTTGTAAAAACTTGATAAAGATGGATGTCCTAGTGAGTCTAAGAAACTAGTCTCGAAGGTTTCACCAACATCTAATGCGGTGTCTCGTATATCAGCAAAAGGTCTAGGACTTTGGGGATTTGCCCCCAAGTTTCCAACTTTAGTATTAAAATAAGCTTTCGATTCCTTTGAGGCCATCTAAATAAGGTTATGACTTACCATACTATGTATATGGCTTATAAGGGAAAATTTAAACCAAAACATATTAAAAAGTATAAAGGTGATCCCACTCAGATCATTTATCGCTCTCTATGGGAGAGAAAGTTCATGGAATACTGTGATCTGACCGAGAATATAAGTCAATGGCAATCAGAGGAATTTTGGATACCATACAAGAATCCTTTAGATAGAAAGATGCACAGATACTTTCCTGACTTTTTCATAAAATACACTGACTCCGATGGAAAGAAACGATCTGTTGTGATAGAAGTGAAACCCAAAAAACAATGCAAGTCTCCTCCAAAGAATCCAAAAAGGAGAACTAAGTCGTGGGCACATGACGTTCAAGCATGGGTTATTAATCAAGCAAAGTGGGAAGCAGCAGAAGAATACTGTGCTGATAGAAAGTATGAGTTCAAGATCATGACCGAAGACGATTTAGGAATATCTCATGATCGTAGAAGATATTAAACAACAAGCTGGTAAGAAGAATAGAAGTGGGGCATGGTATATAAATGCTCTTACACAGTCTCTATCTCAAATCCAAAACCCAGACATAAGTACAAGTGATACTAATGGAATAATCGAGGGAGATTTATTTTTCTTTTCATACAGTCCATCTTTCCCAGAAAGATATCAATTTTGGGACACTCAACCACTAGCGGTGGCACTGAAATTCTATAGAGATGGGTTTCTAGGATGCAATTTACACTATGTAAATCCATCTTATCGTGATTCTGTTGCAATTAGCTTACTAAATAGTGGCGGCGGGGCTGCAGTGCCTAAAAATACACTACACAAATACCTGTACTCTGGTGTGGGTAGTTTACTAAAAGTTCCTAAAAATGAAGACTGGGGGGAAATTTCTAAACTTCCTACAGAACAGTTCATAGACAGGAATGGTATGAAATATCCAAAGTACCGAGCATTTAACTGGAAAAAATAACATGGCAGAACCTACATTTGCTAACCAAGTTGAAGAGTATGGCAATGAACTTAGGCTTAAGCAAGTACTAAAACAAGATGTCATCACATCGGATGGTGGTACAGAAGAAGTAACGTACAAAGCATTTATTAAAGGAGACCAAGTAAAAGTATGGCCTGTTGATGATAAGGGTCTAGTTATTGCTGGGTCAGAACCAATATTTGAAAATGGAGAGTGGAAGCCTGGCTCGGTAACAAGACCAATAATTACAACAAAAGGTCAAGGTGGTTCAATTAAAAGTCAGACGAATGTAACTTTTAAGGGAGTTGCTTTTGATAAAGACGGCAATGTAGATCCAACAAACTCAATTTTACAAGAACAATTAGCTGAGAGAACAAGATCATATGCTAATGTAACAGATGAAAAAGTTGCGGAATGGGCAGAAAACCCAGACCTTACACCTTTACAAAAAGCAGAAAAAGACTTAAAGAGACTTAGAGAAGAAGGTTATATCAAAACAGGAAACGCAAAGACCGACATGAGAAGGTCAATGGCATATTCTAGAGCAATAAGAATTGCTCAAAAGAAAGTTGAGTCAGAAAAAGAAAATGCAGAATTTAACGAAACTCCAGGCGGAAAGAATGGTGAAGGGGGAGGTTTCTCTGGTTCAACACAAAAAATTAAATATGCTTTTGACAGGGGTGATGAGATCATGTTCTCTAGACCTGTCATATACCCACAAGACATGTCTATGAAGCAAGACCGCATGGTCATTCAGTGTTATACATATGAACCTCCATATAGTTCCGAGTTTACTAAAGACAATGGAGCTGCTTATGGTGCTAAAAGAGGAACGGCATTTAGAAAGAAACTGGGTTCTCCAATCATGTTACCCATGCCTAATAACATGCAAGATTCTAACCAGAGAATGTGGGAAGAAAGTAATATGAATAATGCGGCACTAGATGGTATTAGAAAAGCTGGTTCTAAGACTCTTTTAAAATCTATGATTTCGGGTAGTGGTATCTTTGAAACTCTTGATGCACTAGGTAATATTCTCCAACTAACATCACAACAAGCTGGTAGAGCTGATATAGCATCAAACAAAATGAGTCAGTTACTTGCGAATCAGGGATTTGATATCAGTTCAGATCAAATACTAGCTAGAACTGGTGGAGTCATTGCAAACTCCAACACGGAACTTCTATTTGCTGGTGTGAGTTTAAGAACTTTTGATTTTGAATGGTTACTAACTCCGAGAGATGAACAAGAAGCTCATATATGCAGAATGATTATTCGTGCATTTAAAGAGTGGTCTGCTCCAAGAAAAATGACAAAATTGGTTAAGAGTGGAAAAATGAAAGAAACTAATGAGGGTGGTACTGGACAGGCTGGAGGACCTAGTTACTTCCTAGGCACACCAAACGTATTCAGATTGAGATATGTTACTGATGGAAACAAACCTATCATGGGTGCAAACATGTTCAAAGCTTGTGCTCTGACAGATATATCAGTAAATTATACCCCAGAAGGTCAATGGATGGCCTATGAAAGAGGTCAACCCACATCATATACGATGAAACTCAGTTTCAACGAATTAGAGCCTATATACAACACAGACTACCAAAAAGAAGGTATGTCTGACGGTGATAACAGAATCCATAGTGATAAAAACCAAACTGGAGACTTAATGCCAATCTTTGTTGTGAGTCAGGACGATCCAAATACTTCAATGATAGGATACTAATATGCAAGGTTATTTTTCCTACTTACCAAATATAGATTACATCTCCAGATCTCCAGACAGGAGTTCCAATGATGAGTACATTCCAGTAAAAAATATTTTCAGAAGAGCAAAAATTCGTGAAGATCTGGAACAGGTAGCTACATCTTTTGAAGATTTCTTTGTTGTCGGTGATCTCAGACCAGATCAACTAGCATATACTTTATATGGGGATCCTAGATTTGATTGGGTTATATTAGTAACAAACAATATAACAAAAGTTAGAGATCAGTGGCCACTAAATGATATTGATTTCAGAAAATACTGCTTAGAAAAATATGGTAGTGATGAGGGATTGAGTCAGATACATCACTATGAGACTATTGAAGATACCGATTGGGCGGGAAGAATAGTTGTTCCAGAAGGATTAAGAGTGGACTCTAACTTCGATCTTAAATATTTAAAGTATAGACCAGAAGAACAAAAAATTGTCTCATATAGTAGAGTCACTCAGTTAAATGAATTATCAACCATAGATTCTGTTGGAACTGCAAAAGATGTTAATGGTAATGTAATTCAAAATCAGAACGTAGCTCCTGTAACTAACTATGAGTTTGAAGTGGCTATGAATGATGCTAAGAGAAGAATCAGAGTCCTTAGACCAATTTATCTGAGCACTATTGTGCAAGATATGAATAGAATAGGTACATATAAGAAATCATCTCAATTCAAGACTAAGAGACTTAAGAGAGCATTCAATCCTAGAACTACATAAAAAAAAGGGGTCGCAAGACCCCTTTCTTATTGGCAAATTATTTCAACTATGCCTATTCTTCAGCGAGTTTTTGGAAGTAACTTAGTGCGTCGTCCTCTTCCTCTGTATCCACATCAGCGGATGCAGGGGTAGCACTTGCACGGAGGTTAGATAGTTCCTCCTCAACAGTATTTCCTCTACCCTCACTCAAGTCATCAAGATCTTCATCTTGACGTGTAGGTGTTACAACAGCCTTCCTTGAAAGAACTGTATCCAAACGTGCCTTAAGTTGTTCATATGACTTGAACTGGTCTACAGCAGTGAACTCACTAAGATCGTAAATCTTGTTATAGATCTCCTCTAGTTTGTCATCATCATCCAAAAGTGATTCGGGTCTTGCAAACTCTGAACTATCATAGTTCCAGAATCCAGCCACCTGTTTGATCTTCAACTTGAAGTTAGCACCCTTCCAGAAATCGAATGGGTTGATTGCTTCCTCGTCATCGAACTCAGGTTGCATTGCAGCAGTGATCTTATCAAAGATCTTCTTACCAAACTTGTACAGTTTTACCTGTCCTTCGTTCTCAGGATTACTAGAATCTTTTACGACATAAACATTTGCATAGTAAGAAAGCTTACGCTTTTGCTTACGAGCAATATCTTTGTCTGATTCACGACCACTGTTCCAGAGACTGCGATTCAGTTCTCCAACAGGATCATCCTTACCAATAGTAGTTAGACTGTTCTCAATGTACCAACCGCCTGGTCCTTGAAAAGCGTGACTCCAAACTTGAGTCCATGGCAATTCACAATTAGCATGTGCAGGTAGGAATCGAACAACTGCGTATCCGTTACCCGCTTTATCTACAGCTGGTTTCCAAAGACGTTCATCAGTATTGTTGCCTTTCTCGTTGAGTTTCTCAACTTTTTTCATCAATCTCTCTGTAAGAGAGCCTGCTTTAGATTGCTTCTTTAATGCAGCAAATGACATTTAGTATTCTCCGTATTTTTGTATTGTTGGATTGTTTGTATTATAACAGATAATGGTGTCTGTGTCAATCTGGAATGTTTTCTTCCAGTTTGTCTAAGGTTTCAGTCAGAGTGTCAAAAAATTCTGAAATATTTTGACCTGGCTGAAGTCCCAGAAACTTGGCAGACTCTAAGATCTGCTCTTTCATCTCAAGCGCATCAGGATCATCCTTCTCTAATTGCAGTCTGAACATGAAGTTCCTCTGCTTTTCGAGTAGTGTTCTCATCTTCTTAATGTGCAAAAGGCCGTCATCCGCATTAGGATTTCGCATACCGTTTATTGCTAGGCCTGACATGATATCTTCTTGTAACTCCTGTATCTCTGCCATGGCAGCTCTTACTGGAGCAGATCTAAAAAATTCACCCATCAATCGAATCTGATACTAACACTATTTATTTGTTTTTGATACCCACATAGGTAGGTATATAAGGGTAAAAGCAGTACCCCAAAATGATAGAAAAACGTATAAGTGACTACCTCTGTGAGAGGAAAATGCAAACCCTAAGGCTACAACAATTACCCAAACGTAGTCCACTATACCATGAAAGGTTTGCCAACCATCACCATATTTTTCTATAAGATTGTCTCGTTGTTTTGAAGCCCAAGGCGAGACATGGCGCATCATCACAAATCCCTCATTGAGGAACATGATGACAAATCCTATCCAGAATATCACAGAGGTAACTTAGATTTAGAAGTACGTTTTAAGTAATTCAATTCAGTTGCTTCCGCCTTCAATTTATCCTTTAGAGGTTTTGCGATTAATTTCCCAACTGACTCAAACTCAATATTATTTTCTTCGCAATAACTAATTATTGCTTCAATATAATTGAGCTCGGTGTCAAGTACCAGTTGTTCAACATCAGTAGTGAACTTGTGCTGGTCGAGAAATTTCTCTTTCAGCAGTTCATTAACTTCTTTCTCCATACTCTCCGAGTTTGTGGGTGACGAATTCTTTAATATACTTGGTAAGAAGCTTAATATAGTCACGTTTGTTGGTCTTTTCATAAACTTTCACATCTCCATTATCAGCAACCATTAAGGTCACAATTTTCTCCACCGCAATACCTGTCATCTCAAAGTACATACAGGCATATGCAGTTTCTTGAACGAAATAGTTTTCTAACCACTTCTCTGGTTTAATCTTTTTAGATGTTTTGAAATCTATTACCGCTAACTCTCCATTGTATTCGGCAATACAATCAACTCTTCCAGCAATACCGAAATACTCACTATATAGGGGTTTTTCCAGAGCGTGAATATTATCAATTTTGTTTAAGGCATCTCTTGCAGCAATCCACCTTGATTTTGTGGAAGGCAGAATGTCCTTCATAGAGTTGATATCTTCATTCAAGAGATACTTCTCAACCAGATCATGAAACTTAGTACCCCTGTCGGTGGCAACTTTTGTGATCTTATTGGCTTCTTCCTCACCTACCTTCTTACGCCATTTGATAAATGTTTGGCGATTATAAAAACTAGTTATGGAAGTGATAGATGGAGCTTTCTTTCCGTTAGGAAGGGTATAATACCTAACTCCATCTATATTATTGGCTTCTAACTCAAAATCACCAAGTTTATTCAAATGAGTAAACGTCATAAAGAAAGAGCGAGTTTAGTAACCAAGTAGTTTCTTACTAGACCAGAGCGAACAATATCATCTATACCGAATTCAACCATACCGAAATCATCTTCCATGATCTCAATAATACGTTTAAAGTCTAAGATGCCATTCTTCTCATTGGATTTTGTAAGATCCGTTTGAGTAGAGTCACCACAAAAAATTATTTTACAGTTATCTCCTACTCTTGTTATTATACTATCTAATTCATGAAAATTCAAGTTTTGCATCTCATCTACTAACACAATGCAATTATCAAGTGTTGTTCCCCTGATAAATGATGTGCTCCAAAATGAAATAGTCTCTTGTGCTTTTAAATTACCGTATAACATTTCAAAGTCATTGTCTGATGGCATTTCAAACATGTACTTGACCATATTCTTATAAGGAATCTGGTAAAGTGATGACTTATCTTCATGGTCGCCTGGCAAGAAACCAATCTCTCTTGTGGAAACCAATGATCTGACAATGTACACCTTATCATATGGTGTCATTTCGTCAAGAACATCTTTGAGTGCGAGGTACAAACTGATAAAAGTCTTACCAGTTCCAGCACAACCGTACCCAAATATATTCTTTCCTTTTGCATAGTGATCAAAGAATACCTTCTGGTTATCTGTGATGGGTTCTACGTCAACCATCACACTATTGTTAATTGGTCTCTTCCTACGTCTCTGCTTAGCAGTCATTCCAGCACCAACATTACTATCACGATGTTGACTATTAGTATTCCTTCTTTTTTTAGTTGTCATACTTAAACGATACCTCTTTTAGCTAAACGACCCTGTATTCCAGAAGATTTTTCAGTTTTCTTTAAAATTTCATTCCAGCCTGGATGTTTGTTGTTGAGTTTATCTCTCCACTCTCCAACTTCTCCCACGCCTGGTACTGTTGATGGGTCTGAATAATCTCTGTCCCACTCTGGGTTATCAGATTTCCACTGATCCCAATCATGGACACTCATTCTAACTTCTTTCTGTTCACGAGTTTCCTTGTGAACCACAGGGTACGTTGCCATTAAGATTCCTCTCCGTGAAGTTCTTTTTTAATTTGTTTTTGCATCTCAACCACACCATTTCTCCATTCTAATGCTTCAGAAACGATTGGAAACTGTTCTATAAAGACAGTTTTACATGCCTGTGCAATGTCCATGTGTTCCTTTTGAGTTCCATGAGCGGATCTCAGTTCAATATAATGAATCCATGATCTGCAAGAGCCTGTCATATAGATTCTCGTGGGCGTGCAGAGTGGCAATACCATTCTAGCACATTCCTTTGCAACGCCCTCCTCCAACATTTGTTGATATAAGGCGGTTGCAGAACTAAACAAAGTATTAATTTGTAGTTCTAACTTTTGTTTAACAAAGGGATCAAGATCATCAGTTGAGTTCTGACGATTCTTTAGATCTTGTTTCCTAAGTTTAGGAATAGGAATAGTTCCTAATTGTGTACTATCAGCATAACGCTGAGAGAACTCTTGAAAAGTAAATGATCTATGACGTAGAATCTGGGCTGCAATAGCCCGAGTCGTTTCGATTTCAAGAGTCATGCTCGATTGTTCAAATACTGACCAGTGATTATGACTGATACAATATTTTAATAATCCAGCAAACTTTTCATTGTCTTGGTTGGCAGGGTTAGAAACTCTGGCAATGTGTGCCATGGTCTTTTCTGCATCTGGTGTGATACTTACCAGTTTTACTGTCATAATTCCTCTATTTGGTCACTATATGACACTTTTTGTCTTTTATCTTCCGATGTATATTGTTCTAAATCAGAATAAACTTCGGACTCAAGTGCTTCAACAAGTAATTTTAAATTTTTTACAATTAGTTTTAGTTTTGTTTTTTCCATATTAGATGAAGTAATTGAGGTTAATTACGCACCTACGAAGGGTATCAGTCGGGGAGCACCCAGCATGTAGAGTATTTGAGTTAAATACTACCATCCTGTTTGCTATACTGTCAACCTTTGTACCATCTTCAAATCGTGTGTAACCATCATTTGTATTTACATAATATATGGAAGTGATACAATCGTCAACATCTGTGTGAAGATCATATTCTTGCCTTTCGGGTGTTCTCATATTTAGATTAGCCTTAATCCTGACTATTGAGATGGGTTGCAACTCATTAATGATAGGCATGAGATTGTAAAAGAATTGACTTCTAGGTTCAAATTGATGATAAAACACATGACAAAATTGATAATATCCATCATCAGGTGTATTAACACCTTTACCGAATTGCCATTGAAACGAAGGATCCTCCATCATAGTTGTCTGGAGAGTCTTAAAATCTTCTGGTTTTAGAAAATCATCAATTACCTTCAGCTTCATTCGCTTCTTTCTCTAGTTGAGATACGACCTTTTCAGTGCCGTCCATGATTTTAACTTGAAATAAGTTAGATTTCATATACTTCTTGATCTTTTTATATTTCTTCAACACCTTCTTATACTCTTGTTGATTGATCTCAATATTACCTTGTTTGGCATCTCCAGAGTATTTACTGCCAGAAACGTCTCTGCCATCTCCCACAGGAGATGATCCACTATACTCACCCATTTACAATATCTCCTTCAAAGTTCATCATTGCCAACAAAGTATTATATGGAATCCATGCAGGGTCTTCATTATCGAACTGCACTTCGACTTCCTTGACGTTTTTCTGTAAAAACCTACTATATGAAGTTCTTACATTTTTCACAACACTTATAGGATTCATAATTTACGTTTTGGTGGTTTTTTAGTTGGTGGTTTTTTCTTATCTGGATTGAGCATATCCTCTTTCCAAAGCTTTGGATTGACATTACCTCTGGATTGAACCCATCCCTGTAGTCCCTTTTTATACTTGTCGTAGTAGTGGTCAAACATTTCCACTTGTTTTTGACATAAAGTTATGTCATGACACACTTTGTCGTCCTTTACATACGTCACAAGATATGCCGTATAAGGTAACTTTGTGTTTTCTGCTAGTTTTGGGTCACAATCTTCGTGGATAATTTTCAACTTCGGTTCCCCCATGTAATTTCTGGATAGGCTTCTGCCACTAATTCCTTAGTGATATTATACTTGGTGTTGAGAGCTTTGTCTTTTACAAGAATAAGTAGTTCTGCCTCTGGTTGAGGTAGAGTTTGGAGAATATTAATAAAAATAGATTCTCTCTTGATCTTGTTAAGTTGATCGTCTCCACCCTTTACAAAGCGGTAGAATTGTCTTGCGGCATTACGAATAGTGGTTCTTTGTGGGATACCCTGTTCTCTATTCGCTTGAACATCCCCTTCTACAGGTTGATATGGCACTTTTCCATCTGGAAGTGCAGAGATGACCGATTCATCAAAATTCCAAATCATAACCATTTTAAAAGAGTCATCTCCATGAGTGCGGAGAAGTTCTACCTTCTTAGAATTAACTCTTTCCGAATCTACTGCTTCCAGTAGTTCATGAACCATAGGATTCGATGGCAGTTCTATCTTTTTAACTGTCACCGTCCTTGGTTTTGTTGCAGTTTTGCGAGTGGAAGTAGTTTTCTTCCTAGTTGACGCGGCTCTAGTCCTCGTCGTCTTCTTCGCTGTCGTCATTGTGTTCAAACCTCACGGCTACTATTTCATCAGGAATAAGATTCCCATTTTCATCATACATCTCAGGATGCGTGTACGCCACTTGATTTTGCATGTTGACGTAATTGTTTTGTTGGGCTAACCAGCCAATTATACCACCCAATACCAAAAATGTAAAGCATAATATACTGAATATTACAAGAAGTACTGACGTTTCCATTGGATTCCTCCCAAGGTTAATTACTGGTTTTCTTTTTTATATCTAGCGATAATCTATATTCTCTGTCAAATAGAGAAAGTTTGATATCGAAGAACTTTGGTGTTTGTTTTGGCGGTGCCCTTTTATCCCCTTTGAGTATAAGTTCAACGCCTTTATTTATGTCCATGTCAGGAGGCATCATCGGAATAAACCCTATGTTCTTTTAAATATTTTAATGTTTGATTTGCATTACCTAGATTCTTACCATCCAAAACCACCTGTGGCATGGATAAAGTGTGAGGGAACTGGGTTTCAAACTCTTTTACAGTATAGTCTTTGTTTAGTTCCTTGTAAATATAGTCTTTACCCAACAGTTCAAGAACAGTTTTGATCTTGAAGCACATAGGGCATTCATCTTTTCCGTATATTACAAACATAGTTTTAATAATGGAGTACTTCTACTTTTTCCCAAGTGTGCTGAAAGATAAGTAAAGAACATAATGACTTTTCATTAATACATACTGTGAAGTATGGTAAGAGTTTACTACCGTCCAATCTTCTCATGGGAGTTTCTTGAGTATCTACAAAAAGAACCCGACCTTCTAGTGGTTTCCCACCTAAAATTTCAGGCACTCTGACTATCGATCCTTGACGAATAGATATCGTTCTCGCAGTATTCAAGAAAAAAGGCTTCGATTCCTTTTGTGTCTGATTTCCCCTGCGATACCCAGACATCGCAAAATTCGTACATTTGTCGGACATGATCGAGGGTGTTGTATTTTTTGAGGGCGAGCAAGGCCTTTTGACGGATGGCCATGCGTTCATCAGTGTAACGCCAGTCATTCATCATCATCTGCGCTCTCTTTGATTGCTTTATCTAGTTTATCAAAAAGCCCATCGGCCGAAACCAGATTTTCAATGTGAGATAACATAGCTCCCAACTCCCTACAAATGTAGGGTCTCTCTGTTCGTGCAGCAAAGGCGAGAGCTTCTCGAATGTGTCTCTCTGCCTCTTTCATACTGTCTTCTACTTGTCTAGATAGTGCCATCTTTTTTCTGAATTGAGTCCCAATCTTTCTGGAACAGGTCAAGGCCTTTGTCTGTAAGAATGTGGTTATACATCTTATCAAAGACACCCACAGGAATGGTACAAACGTCAGTACCAGCACCAAAACAACGTCCTACATGATGAACATCTCTCAAAGATGCAGACAAAACCTGAGTTCTTACAAGATGTTCACGATATGTCTGTGCGATTGTCTGTACAAGTGAGACTCCAGATATAGAGTTATCATTCATTCTTCCAACAAAAGGAGAGACATATGTTGCATCTGCTTTTGCAGCAAGAATCGCCTGAGAAACAGAGAATACCAAAGTTACATTAGTAGTGAATCCGTCAGATACAAGTAACTTACATGCTTTCAGTCCTTCAACTGTACATGGAACTTTGATAGTCACATTCTTCATATCTTTGAACACTTGAGCCTGTTCAATCATGTCAAGAGCGTTTTTTGCAACAACCTCAGCAGAGATGGACTCAAAATGTGGGAACGCCTCAGAGAGTCGTCTAATGACCTCTACAGGGTCTCCACCGTTTTTGCGGATAAGTGTGGGGTTTGTAGTTACACCGTCAATGAGACCCGACTGGTCACGTTTGGCGATTTCATCGTATTGAGCTGTGTCAAGAAAGATTTTCATCATTAGATTTGTGTTTCTTATAAAGTTTTTTAATCAACTTGGCGTATTTTACGTCCTCTTCAGTATACCAGTTAGGATTCTTTTTTGCAACCTTTATTAATCGTTTTGCCGTTTTTCTTTGATCTTTTCTAATGATTTCGTCCAACATGTTTGCTCTTTTTCTTTATTCCGTGTTCTGCTATTTAACATACCAGATAAGTAAAAATACGCTTTGGAACCATAACATCCAGATTCTCTTAATTTTCTGACGATCAATAATTGTTCTTCTAATTTATTCAACGTCTTAATGTTTGTAAGTGTTCTAGGACATGCTCACGAATCCACATCAGTTCATTGTAACAACCCTGATTATGAGCACAGGATCTAAGTTGAGAGTCTGGTTGATGAACAGACTCAATGAAGATGTCTAGACCACGATTCCATTTCACATCTTGCGGCTCGTGTTTATCAATCGAATTTTGATCTTCCATAAAATTAAGTACTCAGTTTAGGGGGGTTTCTGGTGGGCATTCAGTGCAATATTTATCAGCACCTGTAACTACTTTTACTTGTTCAATGGTCATCCATTGTTTCTCCATCTCTTCCACCAGATATGAAATTTTTTTGTTCTGTATCTCTACAGTCTCTAAAAGATATGCAATGGTATGAGAAAGCGTTTGCCTGTTACCATCCTCATCTTTGAGGTAGATTGTATAAGTTGTGCGAAATTTACGAACCAAGTGGATCCTGAGTATAACGTACAGAATCAAATTCGTAAAAACAATCCAAAAAAAAGTCATTTCTTAAATTTCGATTTAGCAAATCCAAAGGCCATTTTTGTGAGACTCCACAACACTGTCATGAAAGGGTATGGATCTCCCTCTGACAGTTCATTAAACATGTACATGTTCAACCGAAATGCAAAGTTTGCCTCAACTATAACATTGTTCTTTTCCATAAGAGGAAGAGAATCCAATGCAGCACGGTATTTTACCTTAAATTCCTTAGAACTGGGAATATCCTCAAATTCATAGAAATCTAAACCACCATCATATAGGTTTAGTGATTTTTGTGCGATATTCTTGAGAATCTGTCCACCAGACAAATCTCCCAAGTATCTTGTGTAGTGGTGACCTACAAGTAGTTCTGGTTCTACTTCTTCGATACGAGCAATGTACTGTTTTGCTGCTTCAGAAGGCGATATAATCTCCTTCCAATCAGAACCATAAAAATACTCGCAATCTTTTGCAAGAGTATCAACTCTTTTCAGTTCATCAAAGGCAATCGGGGCGATTGCAGGGTGTTCCTTATTTGATTCAATCTCCTTTTCAAGAGCTTGATATACAAAGTAGAAATTGGCAATCAGTTTCCTGTAATTCTCCTTACTAATTACACCAGAAAGAAAATTAGAGACAAATCCAGTATTCTCTGCAGCACTGTGAGAGACTTTTGTGCCTTCTTTGATTTCTTTTGAAAAATTCATAATGTTATTATAGTATATCTCAGTCTTTTTGTCTAGGGGGATGAAGAGATTCATCTATTGCTGGGTGAAAAGAGTATTCATTATTCCATTTGAACCCAGTATTGTTCATTTCTTGTTTTTTGGGTTTTATACCCAATAGTCTCTTAATTTTGTTTAGCATCGAGATAATCCACAAATAAAATACCTTCTAAATGGTCAATTTCATGCTGAACCACTCTGGCAGCAATACCATCTAGTTTCCATTTCTTATATTTACCATCTTTATTTTGGAAGGTTATTTTTATTGACTTAGATCGTGATACTTCTCCATTTGTGTCGGGAACACTCAAACATCCTTCATCAAATAATACTTTTTCTTCGCTTTTCCAAGTTATCTTGGGATTTACCATCAAATGAGCATACCTACCATGTTCTTCTGTCGTCTCATCTACCAATATCACTCTTTTATTAATTCCTATCTGTGGTGCTGCCAAACCAATACCATCCGCTTCCCACATAGCATCACACATGTCTGTATAGAGTTCTGCTATTTCTTTTTTATCAAAGACGACTTCCTCAGAAGTAACTCTGAGGCATCTATCTCCAATAGTTTTAATCTTCTTCGGGGAAGTCATAAGGTCCGTTTAATTTACGTTCTAGTTCTCTTTCATCCAAGATATCGTTAATGAGTTGTCTTAACTCAAGTCGAAGTTGAGGATGAAGGTAAGGATATTGATATTCTTCTTTTTTCATAGTCCATTCCAAAATGTATCGGTAGGTGATGCCATGTTTCTTGAGATGAAGTACAGACCTATGTTACATAGGAACCAATAGATGTTAACCATCCATGCCTGTCTGAAACAATACTTCCTGTTGACCTCTGCGATGTACTGATTTCTCTCGTTTACCTCCGCAAAATCAGATAAAGGTCTTGCTTTTAACCATTGTTCTAATAAGAATGAAATAACAGTGCCGATCGCAAAGACATAGAATAGCAGGTTCAGTAAACCTGCGATTGTGAATAAAAAACTAATCATCGTGGTCATCAAATGGGTCATCTAATCCTTCGTTTGCAAAGAATCCTCTGTAAATGCCATAAAATATGAACAATACAGTGATAACTGCAATTGAGATGGGTAATGTAAATTCTGGGTCAAATGTGTAATGGGAAATCATCATCTTCTACTAATAAAAACGTCGCCTTCGCCATCATCATCTTCATCTCTTCGAGGATTGAAGACTAATAACTGTTCTCCAGACTCTACATCTCGCATTTCTGGATGTAAATCTGATCTCTTGGTTCTTGTTGGTTTGTTCATTTCATCAAATGTCGCAGTCATGGTTTTAAACATAAATGCAAATGTTGCCCCCAATAAAGCGACAAAAAAGGTCAAATACAAAAATATCATGAAATCGTTCATCTGTTGAATAACTTTTGGATGGGAACTTGCCTCACTCTATCTATAACGTCATTTTCGACTCTATCTACGATCCTGTCCAATAAACCAATATCAATCTGCATGAATGGCGGAATGATACCCAATAAACGGAGTAATCCATCTACAAATAAAGCAAGAGTTGTAAATCCAAGGATCATACTGAGGACAGTTGCATCACGATTATGTTTTGCCATTGATGCTTCATCAATCTTCCTTGCCTCGCCTATGGCATATTTGATGAGTTCATCAACCTCTTCTTTTGTGTATGTATCCCTTTTTGGTTTATATACGTCTGAAATAGGTAAATCCATAAGCTGACCCTGTAGGACAGAAAAATACCCGAATTTTTTTACCAGCTTTTTAGGCTTTGAAAGCTGATTTTCGTTTTGGTTAGTATCTATCTGGAATTTTGTCATAACTTTTGGAGTAGTCTGAGGGTTTCGCTTGTCGGATACATCCAACAGCTTTTTCAAAACAAACTGAATTGAATTTGCCGTCTACTCCGATCAAAGTTATCTTAGTATGCTGAGAATGAATCTCAACTTCTTCTACTAAGTATGTATTTCCTTCGATAAGTTTAAGTTGAGGATCATCATTGTTCCCCCACCTAACTTGCTCAGGTGTACAACCCAAAAATCTGACTTGATCTCCTATTTTCATAGTCCTCTATGTGGATCATAATATAAAAGTGTCCATGCAATGTAAATGGTTGCTAGGACACTGGGAATTAGTAATAAAGGCATTGTAATGCAATGGTTAATTAAATTATATCGGAATCTTGATCTTCTGTCAAGGGAAGTCCGAGTGTTTTTATGTTTAAAAGTTCTTGGAGAAATTTTATCTCCGCTTTTAGTTTCTGGTTTTCTTCTTCTAAGAAGTCGCAGTGCTCTGCGTAAATGTGAATACTCATAAATGCGAAGAGACCCCCTTTCGGAGGTCTCTGAGTTTAGTTCATTGGTTTGGAATTACCGTAAGATTTCTGTACATACTTTTCGACAGTAATTGTCCGTACAATCTATCATACAGGCAAAGTATTCGTCGATTAAGTCGTCCTGAGAAAATTCAGGATTTGTATCTTCGTGATGAATCCATTCTGCCATTTGATTGCGTGACATTCGGGTTCTCATAAATTTCTTCTCCTCTGAATTGTGATTTACATAACGAAGTTTTTCAGCATCACTTCATTTTGTCCGTCCTAATTCTACCAGTATTTATAGAGCAATTCCCGATTTTTGTGTTGAAGTTCACACACTGTAATGGCGTATTTTTACCCACGCATTAATACTTACCTTCCTTTATATACATCATAATCAAGAAGGCCGCACTGGTGGCAACCGTTATCGACAATGCAATGATTGCCGTATGTACTATGTTCACAAAATTTACTTAACATAACGTAATATTTATACCATCAATCATCTTCCGTGTATGCTGATGGATTTTTCCTGAGAAATTGCTTGCAATGTCCATGAACATCTATCTCCTGTTCCAAGTGTGCCTTAGTATGCACAACTTCAATGAATCCTATAATTAATAGTAAAAACACTGGTGCAAACCAGAGTGGATTAGAAAGTATTTTCATTCATAAAAAAAAAACCTCTACAATATGTAGAGGTTAACGACAAGTAGATGTTTGTCAACTACTGATCAGCTCTTAGATGCGAACTTGCGTTCCACCTTGACACCACGATACATTAGATCGTGACGTTGCTTCTTAGCAGCTTCTTCGAGTACCTTTGCATTGTACTCGGCAGAGTCATAAGAGACTCCTCTGTATGTGACTTGTGCCATCGGTTTTACTCCTGTAAGTAGTAGGGGGGTTTTAAATCCCGTTCCTTCAGTCGTCATTTGCGTCCCAGCACCCAGGCGTTGACTCTTGCATAACAAGAATCAGTTCCGCCTTCTCGTTCTCACTTAACGTGTTGTTCCTAAGTATTCGATCAGTAATGTCGAATGCTTGAGAACACTCAAGTGAAGTATAGAGTAACAAGAGAGGTATCATGGGATGAACGATCCGTTCCGTGTCGGCTTACTTGCGTCCCCTCATTCTGCCAAAGGCAACTTGGGGGATGAACGTGTGTGTTAATTATAACACAATGCAATTATTTATGCAAGTTTTTTGCAGCAATAGCGTGTGTATTGTTACAATTTTATGAAGATTTAACATTGTCACCTAGTACTAGAGTGTCTAGACCAGTCTCATAAAATAGTTCCAAGGCATCCCCAAACCTTCCAGCTATGGGTTTACCACCATTATTTAGGGAAGTATTGAGCAAGACAGGTGATCCAGTCAACTTCTCAAACTCCTGTAGTAGACTGTAATAATCTTCTTGAGATTCATTTACTGTGTTGATTCTACATGTACCATCTACATGTGTGATTGTAGGATATCTGTCTGGTTCTAACACATCAGTCACATATAACATGTATGGACTGGGACCATTCCAGTAGAAATTTTCACTTACCTTCTCTTCTAAAACAGAGGCACCGAATGGTCTGAATGGTTCTCTATGTTTAACCTTATTATTAATAAAGTCTTTCCCATGAGGATCAAAAGGATTCATAAGTATACTTCTATTACCTAATGCTCTAGGACCTATCTCACCATGTCCTTGATACCAACCAACAATCTCACCCTTGGCGAGTCTTTCTGCGGTCTCCTTGATAGTTTTGGTAGAAGGTCTATCAATAGGAGCCTGATCATCTTGCATAAAGGGGAATCCTTCTGTGGGGAGTGGCATCATATTGTGTTCCCTTCTTAGAAACTCTATTGCACCAAGACTCAATCCCTGATCGTATGCGTGTGGTGGTATAACAAGATTAGGTATGGCATCTTTCAATACCTTATTAATAATAGTATTCTGTGCCACACCACCAGAGTACCCAACAATATCATCTGGTTTAACAAACTCTAGAAAATGTTTTAGATATATCTGTTCTGTATATTCATGTGCTGTATGAATATAATCCATGATGTATTGTTGATCGTGAAGATTATGATCTATTACATCAAAATTCCATAGTTTTTCTAGATCATCTATACCAATACCCTTAGCAGATATATCTGGATCATGTTTACCAAACGCTTTCAGAGCCATGATCTTCCCTGCCTGATCTAGGTAATGACCACCCATCTGTAAGGCAGCACCCATCCTAGTCATAATGAATCCAAGACTAGGAGAACCCTGTTGACTTGGAAATATACCTACTGTCTTGCCATGATCTATAAGTTTATCATCTCTCCATACACTACGATACATCCAATCATCACCGAATCCATCAAAGACGAAGTGAAGATTGGGTTTGACCTTCATAGGCCAGAAACTTAATGTATGTGCATAGTGATGATCTATCCTGTGAATAGGGCATCTAAATCCTAAGTCTTTGAAAAAAGGTATATCTACTACTTCTGATATCTCTTGGGAATTTATAGAGAAGGATGTATGTACGACACCCATCCTTTCATATTCAGTTCCAGCACAGTCCATGATGATGCAGACACCATCAATAAACCAAGGTTGGATATTCCAATCCTCAAGTATTCTTGTCCATTGATATACTCCGTTCTCAAAACCTACATGCTTACATTGATAGTCTCTTTCAAAAGATCTATATCTGACAGTCTCTCCGTCATAGTAAGTTACGTTTGCGTCATGAGAGTCTAGTCTTAGACCTAATAATTTCATGCTGACCCTACGGTTCAAATTTTTATCCGAGTTTTTTTCCCAGCTTTTTGTGTTTTAAAAGCTGATTTTACATGCCAGGTGGCATCGAAGGATCATTCATAGGCATACCAGAACCAGGCATATTATATCCCTGACCCATTCCACCCATGCCAGGAGGTCCTCCCTGTTGTCCTCCACCACCAAACTGACGGTTGACTCCGCCTGGTTGCATCTTCTCAAACCCATGTTCAACTCTATGAGATTCTACAGTTTGTTTAATTGTTTCCAATTCTTTCTGTAGATCCTTTAACTTATAGAGGATCAAATCAATCTTATCTTCCATGTTGAGACCTATTTTTTATAATGATACAGTTGTTTGCATAGTCAGGAGTAAACTCTAAGACATCATCAGATGGCCAATCCAACTCTTCATAGAGAGCATTGAGTCTGTCCATGTCTTCCCAAAGGTCATTAACATGTTCCGTGGGAGATCGTTTAAACCAATCGTCTCCACACTCCTCTGGTTCTAAGTTTCCGTGCATTGTTATCTTCCTAAGAAATAATGATTGATTACTTCAATTTTCTCATGTGCTTGAGCAACAGCAGCAATCTCGCCATCTACTGCTGCCATGATATCAGAGTGTTCACCAATACCTACAGGTGAGTTGAGATAGACCTCAACATTCTGTCGATGTTTGGCGATTAATCCTTCATAATAACGGATTTGTGACTTTAAAATGTCATCACGCAAGTTAACCATATTAAACTAGTTTGTATTCTTGTAGGTATTTAACAGTTTCTGCTGCGCCACCAATGGTGAGGTCATCAACTGATACTTGAGGGAATGTAGATCCCTCACCAAACTGGGAAATGAATTCATTCTTGTCGAAGTCTTCGTCAAGTTTATATTCTACGAAGTTTAGTTCAGCTAATTGTAACACAGAAATAACTTTTTTGCAATGACCACATCCCAATTTTGAGTAAACGGTAAAATTCATTTTGCCTCGTGTGTTTGAAACCACTCTTTGAGTGAAATTTGATAACCAGACTCTCGACTAGGAGGTTCTTTTATTCCTTTGATCTGCTTCCATTTATTGTGCAACGCACCCAGTTCCCATGCTTGAGACAAACTTCGAGGTCCGTTCTCTAGGAGTTCAAGATGACGTTTGTTATTACAATAGTTGTCAGCGTAATCCTTTCGCCAGGATGTATCGATCAAAGAAGTATCGCTCCGATTACAAACCCCTTAGCGAAGGCAATACATGTGATTTGATAGTCTGTTAGATTAAATTTCTTTTGAAACTTCTTAATAAGTTTCTTATCCCATTCAACTACTTTATCGAAAGCTCCTTTTGCTTTATGTTTGAAACAACTCATGCTGTATATTAAAAAAACTATTTAGATTATATCACTTCAAGTTGAAAGTGTAAATGTGTTTGCCTGGAGTGTTGACATAATGTGCATCTCCTGACTCCAATGCGTCTCGAAGTTTCTGTGCAAATGGTTTTAATTTATTCTTATACTTTGTTCTGATTGCCTTATCATGATAAGTTTTATCACCGTACTGTATGAGTCTGCCTGGCGAAGTTAACCCCTCATGTTTGAAGTTAGTTGCCTTGTATATGACCCCTCTGTGACCGTGAAATGCGTCTGCATAGGACACGATGATCTTGTGGTCGGTGTTCTTTTTCAACCACCTCTGAGTCTTTCCTATGAAGTAACTCTCAGTGCATTTGGGAGTGGCATCAATACAACATAGTCTCCTGAGTTCAATGACATCACTCTCACTCTCTCCATACTTCCTCCACGCATTTGCCATACCTAGAGGACCATATATCATTGCACCTATCAAGGTAGAGTCACAGTAAAGTCCAAACACATGAGATATTCTGAGTCCATTGACACTCTTAGAGTAGTGCCATGACTCTATAAAATCTCTCACACACTGTATGTTAGTTACCTTGACATCAAAATCCTTTACCCTTTTACCCAAGGGCACTGAATAATCGTCGTAAAGAAGTGACTTCAACATACAATAAGTATATCAATCAAATGATCTTTTGTCTATGGGAGAAGAGGGACTCGAACCCTCACGACATTTCTGCCAACAGATTTTAAGTCTGGTGTGTCTACCGATTCCACCACACTCCCGAACGACTCAAGTAGGACTCGAACCTACGACCGACTGCTTAGAAGGCAGTTGCTCTATCCATCTGAGCTATTGAGTCTGGAGCCACTTGTCGGACTTGAACCGACGACCTACGCATTACAAATGCGTTGCTCTATCCAGCTGAGCTAAAGTGGCGAATAGGACTACCGAGAATTGAACTCGGTTCACACCGTTATAAGCAGTGGGCATTAACCAATATGCGATAGTCCCTTGCCTCACTCTGTTATTATACCACAGTTGACATAAAAAAAACCCCCTCAGAGAGAAGGTTTTGAAAGATTTAAGATTTGAGATTTACAACGCATTACCACGAGGTAATACTTCTTCTGGGAAGATGAAGTTTTCATGTGGTTGATCAGCAGGTGCCAACCAAGCACGGAGTCCTTCATTCAGAAGAATGTTCTTAGTGTAGAAGGTCTCAAATTCTGGATCCTCCGCTGCACGAATCTCCTGAGATACAAAGTCGTAAGCACGTAGATTAAGAGCGAGTCCAACAATACCGATAGAAGCAGTCCAGAGACCCATGACGGGCACGAATAGCATAAAGAAATGCAACCAACGCTTGTTACTAAAAGCAACACCGAAGATCTGTGACCAGAAACGGTTCGCAGTAACCATCGAGTAAGTCTCCTCCTCTTGCGTAGGTTCAAAAGCCTTGAAAGTATTTGATTGTTCTCCATCTTCAAACAGCGTGTTTTCTACAGTGGCACCATGAATGGCACAAAGCAATGCACCACCAAGGATACCTGCAACGCCCATCATGTGGAAGGGGTTCAGCGTCCAGTTGTGGAAACCCTGTAGGAAGAGTAGGAATCTAAATATCGCAGCAACACCAAACGACGGTGCAAAGAACCAACTGGACTGTCCGAGTGGATAGATGAGGAATACGCTGACAAAGACAGCGATAGGCCCAGAGAACGCAATAGCATTGTATGGTCTAATTCCTACGAGACGACTGATTTCAAACTGTCTAAGCATGAAACCAATGAGAGCGAAAGCACCGTGCAGTGCAACAAATGCCCAGAGACCACCGAGTTGACACCAGCGAATGAAATCACCCTGTGCTTCTGGTCCCCATAAAAGTAGAAGACTATGACCCATAGCATCAGCAGGAGTAGAGACTGCTGCTGTTAAGAAATTTGCCCCTTCAAGATATGAAGATGCAAGACCGTGTGTATACCAACTGGTAACAAATGTTGTTCCAGTCATCCATCCGCCAATTGCCAGATAAGCAGTGGGTAGAAGAAGAAGACCAGACCATCCGATGAATACAAACCGATCTCTTTTTAACCAGTCATCAAGGATATCAAACCATCCCCTCCGTTGTTGTTGTAATGTAGACGCAACCATTTAATTTTACCTTTAAAAACATCTAAATTATTTGTGTAAGCAAAAGAAAAGGGGTCGTGAAGACCCCTTTGTTTTTTTGCGATGTGGTTAAGTTATTAACCGATGGAAGGTGCAGTAAGAGCAACAGGAGTTGACTCAGCAGCAGCGAGATCCAAGGGGAAGTTGTGAGCGTTACGCTCGTGCATGACTTCCATACCCAGACCAGCGCGGTTAAGCACGTCTGCCCATGTTGGAATCACTTTACCACTTGCGTCTACAACCGACTGGTTGAAGTTGAATCCGTTAAGGTTGAATGCCATAGTTGACACACCCATTGCAGTAAACCAGATGCAAACCACTGGGAATGCTGCTAGGAAGAAGTGAAGTGAACGTGAGTTGTTGAAAGATGCGTATTGGAAGATCAAACGACCGAAGTAGCCATGAGCTGCAACGATGTTATATGTTTCTTCTTCTTGTCCGAACTTGTAACCATAGTTCTGAGACTCTTGCTCAGTTGTTTCTCTGATTAGAGAAGATGTTACGAGTGAACCGTGCATTGCACTGAATAATGAACCACCGAAGACACCAGCCACTCCAAGCATATGGAAGGGGTGCATTAGGATATTGTGCTCTGCCTGGAACACGAACATGTAGTTAAAAGTACCTGAGATACCAAGTGGCATTGCATCAGAGAAAGAACCTTGACCGAAAGGATACACTAAGAATACAGCGAATGCTGCAGACACTGGTGCTGAATAAGCAACACAGATCCAAGGACGCATACCTAAACGGTATGAAAGTTCCCACTGACGACCACAGTATGCTGTGATGCCGATTAGGAAATGGAAGACTACAAGTTGGAATGGACCACCGTTATACAACCACTCATCGAGTGATGCTGCTTCCCAGATTGGGTAGAAGTGAAGTCCGATAGCATTTGAACTAGGAACAACTGCACCAGAGATGATGTTGTTACCGTACATTAAAGAACCTGCTACTGGTTCTCTGATTCCGTCGATGTCTACTGGAGGTGCTGCGATGAAAGCAATGATGAAACATGTTGCTGCTGCCAACAAGCATGGGATCATCAGTACGCCGAACCAGCCGACATAGATGCGGTTGTCAACTGAGGTTACCCAGCTGCAGAATTCGTCCCATCCTGAGAGGAGACCACCGCGTTGTTTTGAACGTGAAAGAGTTGTCATTTGAAAAAGGGTTAGGTAATAGTGCAGGGATACACCGATAAAATATTCCTTCGCCACCCTCAGGCGGAGGTATAAGAGACGTAATTTAATGACCCATAGGTCTCGGTTAGCGGGTCAGAAAGATGTTGGAATCAACACCCCTACATTTATATATGTTAACAGAACTTTACACTTCTGTCAAGTGTCTTCTTGGATTTCTTTCTTTTTTCTTAACCTTTCCAGAAACTCCTCGTCAGGCGTGAATACTATAGGTCCTTCGGAGATTCTTTCCTCCAACTCATCGAGCAGTGGATCCTTTTCATTCTGATTCATGTCGTTCTTTGCTAGTTTTCCAAAAATAATTTTCTTCTGATCCCAGTCCATCCCGATCATGACCGTTCTCTACTTGATAGTAGACAGTAGACACCTTGAAGTCGGGGTCTGTTGGTTTCTCAGGAGTCAGACTGTTATCATAAATTCTCATCCTATTGTTAGGGTACAAAGCGAATTGTCCATTGTCAAGCTCTAAAAGATTAAAACTTTTATGTTCTGGTGGTTGTTCACTCGTAGAATAATCTATTGCGTCTATGTCCTGATGATAGTTGTCAAGAGTACAGATGTATGTTCCTGTTTGATTGCCGAAATCTCTAGTCATGATCTCGTAGTGCATTGATCCAATGAACTGTTTCTGCACTGCTACTACACCATAGTCCATACAGTTCCAGAACTGTAAGTTGTGAAGTGTCAGGTCTGGTGTTGGTAACTCTGGTGATGCTACGAAAGCACTGATGGGTAACTTATCATACATCGCTGCATACTCTGGTAGGTATGTCTCAAAGTAAAAGGCACGGCCTGGGATAGACTTTGCAGACACCCAGTATCCCTCTACAAATTCTCCGTGGCCACTCTTATGATCTGTTAGGTATTCTTTTCGCACCCACACATGATAGGAGGGTAAATTACAAATTAGTGCTGGCATTTCTTTCGTATTGTGGTGGTGTGTAGTGATCATTCCAATGGCGAATGTTGCCTGCAATGATAAAACAATTAGTTACTACTAGTTGGACAAAGATAAAAGTTCTTATTAAAGCAATCTTATCGGCCTCTTTATCAGACCTACCAGACTTGTCTCCAAGTGCTTTTGCCCATACTCTCCAGATTTTTTTCACTCAAATTATAGTTCTATTATAATGATTTATCCAACTTTCTGCAACCCCTGTACCACATTCGACTTCACATCTAAAAGTCCTTCTGCACTAAACCAAGGAGCATTCTCCCAGCTGAAACCTTCTCCAAATGTGTTGTCTGCATTGGCAACATACCAATGACATGATGAATCTGGTACATCTACGGCGCATTTAGACCAATCATCAGACCATTGAGGAACTTGTACCCACAATGTCTCTGCGTAAGCTGTTTGACTTGCACCGAATAACAATACAAATACTGTTATCCAACCAAACAGTCTAGGAATAAACTCTAGTGCCATTGGGCGTTTATATACTTCCATTACATCATGGTAGTTCATTATATTAATCCTACTGATCCTGCTACAGTTCCTACTGCAACAAAGAACGCGAACTCTGCAAGTCCCAACCATGCAGGTGGGATGTTTAAAAATTGTTTGGTCATTTAAGCTTGTACTCCTCAGCTATTAGTTTATGAAAATACGAACGGTAGTCCGTTGATTGCAGTAAATGCTACTGCACATGCAAATGTTAATGTGTAAATCATTATGTTCCTTGGTATACTGGTGTCATTATCCCACCTTCGGGGTCATCATCGTCATCGTCACCCGATGCTCTTAAAAACAACTCAAACAATACGAGAACAGTCATGGGATATAAACACCAGACTAATGCTTTCCAATACGGAAATGATTCGGCAATAAACTGATATTCATTCATTTATTATCCCTTTGTGTTGAATTGTAAATTTATCCTATGTTTTTATTTAGTTTTGTAAAGTTCTAGGGTAAAAAAATTTGACCCTAGAACATACCAACTGCGTTAGTGGTCGTGCTTACGATCACTGAAATCATAAAGATGTATGGTACAACCTTAAATGGTACTGGTTGTCTCTTTACTGAGTTCATTACACAAAGCCAGGAATTATTTGACCTGTTGTTAGATATGCACCTAACCCTGCGATGATGCCAAGCATGGCAAGTCTGCCATTAAGTTTCTCAGCAACTGATTTTGATTCCTTATCTGTCATTAAAAGATGCCTGGAATAATTTGTCCTGTTAAAGCATATGCGCCTACTGCTGCAACGAAACCGAGCATAGCTGCCCAACCGTTAAATCTTTCTGCTTCTGGTGTCATGATAGTGTACCTTTTATGTGTTTAAAATGTGTATGATTGGAATCTTCCTTTAGAAGATGCCTGGGATGATTTGACCTGTTGTTGTGTATGCAACAAGTAATGATACGAAACCGAGCATAGCCCAACGTCCATTCATTTTTTCAGCGTTCTTGCCATACCCTTCATAGGATTCGTCAAGAGTCATCTGAGGTTCGATAGAATAGATATTCTGTCTTCCGCCTTGTTCTGTAACAGTTGTCATTGAATTATTAAGAAACGTAACATAATTATATAGTAAAGTTTAAATTTTGTCAAGAAACTTAACAATTAAATATTTCCAAGTTCTAATATTCGTACTCTTTTAAGACTTCTAGGACGCAGTTTAGAGCCTGCTGTGCTGCTGCTCTCTGTCGATCATCCCATTCTGAATACCATGTCTTGTCATACAATCCATTCTTCATCTTTAATAGTCTGGCGGTCATGTCAACCTTTGATAGTCTACCAGTGCTCATGATTGATTTGGTCCTCTAGGGGGTTCTGTAAGGTAAATGTTACCTGATATCGTAGTTCCCTCTCCGCCACTCGTTACAAAGTGTTCTATCCATGAGGGGAAGATAATAATATTACCAGCGGGAACGTTGGGAATGAAATCCATAGAGATTGCAGTACCATACATTGCCCACTGATTCATTATTAATTTACGAGAAGGATTCATAAAAACAGTTCTGGAATGATCCACAGACTCCACAATAATGAAACTCCATTGAGCCCCTGAGTGGATGTGTGGATCTTGCCAGTCGTGTTTCTCATATTTGTTACGCCACACCTGACCAATCACAAAATCATCTGGTATGAACTGTTGTACGCACTCTGCAATGAGTCCTTTAACATATTCATATGATTCATCAGTGAACTTATCATGTCCCAGTGTTGTAGGACAATCACTAAGGAATGTAGGTTGAAAATCCTCAGATACCAAATTGACCTCATCTAGATCGATGGATTCAACAAAAAATGGTGCCGAGAATATTGCGTGTGGATTTCTCATGTTGTAATTATAACAGAAAAAAGACCCACTGCAATCACAGGGGTCTTTTTGTTTTTATATACTAACGTATCTATGTTTAGAAAACGTACTTAGCACCGACTTTAACACCGTATCCATTGTCTGCACCATCAGCAGTTTGGAAAGTTACTTCACCATAACCAAGAACTGTCTCTGACAAATCAACAGATCCACCTGCCTTAGCAAGGAATTCTGTGTCGCCATCAGTACCGTCAGGTGAGTTTACGATAGGACCGCCTTGAACGAACCAGTTGGAACCTTCGTAACCAAGTGCGAACTCAGTTGTATTTCCAGTGTAGTCCCCACCAGTGAATGAAGAATTGGCTTCTACATTTACATAAGGACCTGCGAACGCGGCACCAGCGAAAAGGGGTGCAGCAGCTAAAGCTGCGATTACATTTTTGAACATTTAAAATTTCTCTCTAATTTACTTGCTGATTTGTTACCAGCAGATGATGGAAGTCTCGACATGACTTCGTGTTAGGTTTTGAACTTAACAGACCTAGCGCGAGTAATTGAGGCATTCGGAATACTTGTTCTCCCACAACACGTCTGTTATGGAATGGTGACCCTGGCGGAATCGCCAGTTCCATTTATTTAGTATACCACATGATCGATATCGCGTCAAGTGTTACTTATCCCTGACCTTGATTTCTGGGATCACCACCAGCGATCCTACCTAGATAAGGATCAAAATCGGATAACATATCAATGGTGATATCCCCACCTCTTGTATTCCAGAGTTCTCTGAGACCATCGTGACTACCCCTATGGAAGACCTCAATGTGTTCCTCATGGATTGAGGAACCTAGTTCGATCTTGTATAGGAAGACAGGACAGGCATAAGCTGCACCTGAGTTGTAGATCAGGTCATCAGCGACAGGTCTGGGTTTCACGCCATTGTCGAGTTTGTATTTCTCTCCTCTGACATGAAGTTTCAATAGTTTCTGAGCATGATGTCTAGTTATTACATAACATGCAGTAGAAAAGTCATTAATAAATCTACGATGAACCTGTACATGTAATTCGCCAGGGCAAATTACTGCAACTTGGACTGTATCCCAGTCGTATGGCATCCTAGAGATGAATTGTCTCCATGTAAATGTCCAGAACTGTGCGATACTAATATCACAATCATCTTCCATGATGATTGCATAGGGTTCATCAGTCTCTTCAACAAAATGTTTGAGTGCTTTGAGGTGTGATGTTACACATCCTATCTCTCCAGCAGTAATACTATCTGGATACTTACCAGTTAATATATCACTTAGATCATCCCCTGTAGAGGGTCTACCATCGTATGCAGAGATACGAGTATAGTTTTCTATCTCCCATTCCTTAAGTTGATTTGACATCCACTCCATTCTCTCTGGCTGTTCATCCAGATTAATAATGTAAAGAGGACCGAATCCTTTAAGTTTGTATGCGGCTTTATTTGACATCGAAAAAGAATGTTTGTGTGAGTCTACTTGTTTCTAATGTGTTCCCGAAGCCAGGAACTATACTTCTATGATACAACACTTTGCCGCGATACGCAACCAGTCTATTGTAAATATTTCCTACACCGATATTCATATCACTATCGGGAGACTGATAGATAGCAGTTCCAGAATCAAGAATAGGATTGGGAGTCAGATATAATACTGCTGCCCACTCTCCTTGATCTTCTCCCTGACTATCAACATGAACCCAAGTTTCTGTTCCTTCTTGGCATGATTGAAAACAAAAACTATCCTGTGTCCAATCCCATACTATCTCTCCTCCGAGAGTAGTCTTTAGTTTGGTCTCTACCTCTGTCTGTAGATCACCACCCAAAGCAGTATTTGATCTGACACCTGGCACAGATTTTTGAATCCTATCATAATCTAAGGATAAGGCATGAAACCTTATCCTGTCTGGGTCATCTAAAAAATTATCTATTACAATTAGATTACGTTCCATTGCTCAACCTGACAGACCAAAAAATAGCCAGAGATTTTTTTACGGTATTTTTGAAACTAAAAGTGAAATTAGGTAACGATCCAACCATCACAATATAAATCCTTTAGATTTTTATCTTTGTAATCTGGCCCGAACCATTGCTTAGGTGCAACAACTTTACCTCTACCATTTTGTAACCATGCACCCCACCATGATAAGGAGGAGTTGGCGATGATTGCACCAGAGCATAAACTCATGATGCAAATATCAACAAATGGTTCATAAGATCCATCAGGATATTTGTCTGTTGGTTCTGATATGAGGAACCTATCATCAGCAAAGAACTCTTGTTCTTTTACCCACTCAGGAGAGTCCGAACATACAACCACAGGTTGATCCTCTGGGAACTCCTTGAGTGCCTTCTCATAGTATTCTACGGGTTGTGGAGGGTGTTGACCAGAACATTCGGTGTAAGACCATTTGAATCCTCTGGCATCGACTAGGTTGGGATCTCCTCTCCTAACATGCAGAAACAATGGAGCCTGATCTAATGAATCTACCATCTCCTTACAAGGTCCTAGAATAGAATCATGAAAAGTAAAATCTCTCCTGATATCTTGTTCTATATTTTTAAAATATTTTTCTGTCTGAAAGAATCCAAATAAACTTACATCATTAGGACACATCCTATGGAGTTCTTCATCAAACTCAAAATGTTTTTCGATTACAACAGGAGCATGACCTCTATCAAGAACTGCAAGATTACTTCTTCCCACACTCTCTAATGTAAATGCTCTGTGTAAACTATAATTATCTACTCTCTTGGATTCAAAAGGTGGAATACCAAACTCGTATCCACGCATCGCAGAGATACCCCTAACGGCAGCATATTGAAACATCTGATTACCTAGTCTGCCTAGGTTTCCCATTTGATTAAAGGCCAGCATTTAGTTCTTCCCCCCTACGTTTGATGTAGTCTAGTTTTGAATAATATTGTGTAACGGACTCTTTATCTTGAGTCCTAATCCAGTTCCACAATCTATCGTTGTCTTGAAACTTAGGATTGTGGTAGTGTGAATTGAATGTTCTACCGTGTTCAAAGTGGTAGATGTCATCAATAACTCTGCCAACTTTAAATCCAAAAAGATTTAGTCTGTAATAAAACTCACAATCTTCTGCACCCCATGAGATAAATTCTTCATTCCATAGTCCAGCAGATACTTCTGCGGTTTTAGTTATCATCTGACCCCATCCAATAGACGACGGAATCCTAACTTTAGCATCTTTCAGAACTTCAAAGTCAGCATCAGATCCATCATGTGATGATAGAAAATTATCCAATAGTTGATCAGAATAAGTTACTGCCCACTGATAGATACCACATCCGAAAGGATAGACAGCATCAGATCCTTCCCTCGTGATGGCACGGTGAGCAAGTTCATGTGAGTTCTTCGGAACAACAACGTCCACATCATGATTATAAATGATGGGAGTGTCAGCGAGAACACATAGGTCATTAAGGATTCTAGTTTTATGAAAGAACGTCTCGGTACTCTGTTCAAAAACATGTTTGAGTTGTGATGTGTCCTTTACATAATTTTTAATACGAGGTAAAGCACTCTCACTAAAGTGTGATTGAGTGTCAACTTCTTTAACAATAATCTTTGCTTCGGGGAAACATTTTAAGATATAGGTAACAGAAGTAATAACATTACGAAGTCTATCTTCTGTCTCAATCCTACATGGAAGTAGGTAGGTGAGGTCTTTCATTATTCTGGTTCAATATATGATGGATCATTATGTAATTTAACCCAACGTGGAGGAATCAAATCGCTCATGTCATACATGTCATACTTAATTCCAAACCAAGGATCGGGGGCAACAACTTGCCAGTGTCTTTGGATAGAGTTTTTACCCATCTTATCTCCACCTTTCTGCAACCATGCACCCCACCATGATAATGATGAGTTAGCAATGATACCACCACCGCATAGTGTCATAAGACAGAGATCAATGTATGGTACAGATGCACCATCTCCAAACTCCTCATACGAGGCATCAGAGAACAGGAATCTATCCCCCTGTAACCATTCTTGTTCCTTACACCAATCAATAGTATCAGAAACAACTACAACATTCTTATCTTCTGGAAACTTTGATAGTGCCTGAATGTAATATTCTTTCTTACAAATAGGATGATACTCTTGCACCATTTGATAAGACCATTTCTCTCCTCTTCTGCCTGTCACATTAGGATTACCTCTGCGAACATGTAGGAAGATATTATTATCTTGTCCACCATTCCCATCAATAAATTCTTGACATGGTTCTAGATATTCTTTCTTGAATGTAAAGTCATGTCTAATGTCGGCAGAGATACTTTCAAAATAATATTCTGTCTGAAAATTACCAGAGAAGTTAGTGTTGTCTTCACACTCATTATAGATCTTCTCATTGAAAGCCATGTCTCTATAGACTTCCTGTTTAGCAAAGAATGGTTCTCCCTGATTCTCTGGGAGACAACCACTCAATTCAAAGGCATCAAACAAACCATAGTTGTCTAACCTATCTGCATTTGGGCCTGGTACTACCCAATTAAACCCACGGTGTGCAGCAACACCTCTTACAAAAGCATACTGGAACATTTGATTCCCAAGTCTACCTTCGTTACCTAATCCTTGAAATGAAATAGCCATTATTTAATCAATTTAATGTAGGGATACTCATCAGACATTCGACCATCATAATTCTTAAACTCATCATTTGATTCTAAGTCATAATAGAAGAATTGTCTACCATATCTAGGTACAGTTTTCTGCCATCCTAGAAAATTTATAACACCACTTGGAGTGGAAGTAATTGATTGATCTATAAGATCTTCATTACCATTCCAACTCCAAGGAACACAAGAGTCAACAGTAATGATAGTTGATTTACTTTTGAAAGCAGTCATTCTGAGGAACCCCTCACTATAACCACTAAAAGCATCATTCCTTTTATCATTTCTATTCCATTTCATACCATTAGTAGCGTGAAAT